TGTTTCTTATGGTCCACCAGCAAGAGTTTTAGATAGTATTTTAAAAGAAATCGAAAGTGGTTGGCATGAAGATATTATCGACTGGTTCACTTCAAAAAAATTACAATTTATAGAAGATAGTTTTAGAGATAGCAAAAAATATACTGCTTCAGAAAAATTAGCTATTAGTATGAAAGCTGTTTTTGAAGGATTTGAAAAAGGTAGAATTGCAACTGGCAAACCAGCACCACAATATTTTAAAGAACACAATTTAGATTTTACAAAAAGTTTAGCAGATAAAATTAAAAAAGATGTTGATCATGTTTTACCATACTATGTAAAAAATAATCCATTTGCATTTAAGTCTGCTGCAACAAAAGAGGTTGTTGATGAAAAAATTTATCAATCATTAACACCAGCTGAAATTTTAACTCAAAGATTAGCTTTAACAAATGTATCAGTTCCACAGTTAGCAGCTGCTTTGAAATTTGATATTTCAACTGTCTATCATCACATCAGAGGTACTAGAGATGTAGATAGAAAAGCTGCTTTAAGATACGCATCATATTTTAATTGTGATCCATCAGATATATTATTTCCACCAATAAAAATTCCATTAACTGGTACTTGTGATTTTATAAAAAATTATAAAGATCTAAAACCTTGTGAAGTAGAAATTAAATATCTAGAGGTTGAAAATGTATTATGTCCAAGAGATTTTTATACTAATGCAAAAGAAATTAAAGCTATCAAAATTAATTCAGTAAATTCTGTTTATAACAATCACATCGCTTATTATTATTACTCAGAAAAAAAAGAAGCTGATTGTGAAAATAAAATTTGTTTTGTTGGTGTTGATAATGGTCTTACAATTTTAGAAGGTAACACAGATTATTATATTGGAATTTATGAAAATTATAGAGGCAACACAAAAATTTTAAATCCAGATCCTTATAGAAATAAAGAAGTAATTTTAGATAATCCAAAAATTAAATTTATTACTCCAATAGTTGGAATTGTTAATATTGAAAAAGTACAGTTCTCTCCAGTTGTTGAAGTTTCAATGAAAGCATTATCTGCAAATGAAAAATTAAAAAAATTAGAAAAAGATTTAGAGTTAGCAGAGGACCAATGGTGGATAGAAAATCAAAAGCTTTCATCTGGCAAAAAACATTATCCAATGAGTAAAGCAAAATCTTTGGATAAAATGTATAAAGATTTAAAAGAACAAAGACTTGCAGTTGATGCTTTAAGAAGACAAGTTTTAGAAAGAGAACTAGAAAAAAAACATAACAACATTGATCAAAGATTATCTAAATTTATTAGTGATCTTTATTATGATGAGGATCAAAAAAGAGCATAATGGAAAGAAGCAAAGTTAAGTCAGATACATTTCCTAAATATGATGAAACATATGGACCAGTAAAATGGATGAACCAGCATGAGGTTTATGTAAAATATGCAAGGTTTGGTGTTACAAAAGAATTTCTTTCTTACAATAGATCAAATCAATTTAGAAAAAGAAAAACTATTACTAAAGATGATATTCTTTTAGTAAAAAGAACTGGCATTTGTGGTTGTAAATATAGAAATGATACAACAGATAAATTTGTTAAGAGAGTTTTTGGAACAGATAATATTATTGAATTTGAGAACAAAACTCCCAACACTTCCAACACTCACAACAACAAGAACACTTCCGACAATTTTGGACAATAACCATAAGATCGACTTGTAATCTTATTCTGAGATGGCATATGTCATTTCATGATATTAAAACAAAAAGTTTTGGAAGATCCTTTACAGGAAAATGTACTTCCACAGTTTGCTCAAAAACTAAATATTAATCACTACTCATCAACTCAGTTTTCAATTCCAGACAGCAGCTGGCTTTTCAAATATGTTGTTTTAACTCAAGAGCAAAGAAGAGCTCTGTTTGAAAGTAACTCTGCTATGGAATGTGGCAAGAGAGTAGGAGATGCTCTTCAAAGAATTTATGCTGAAACAATTTGGAAGTTAAGTCCTTTAACTAAAAAAATTGCACCAAGTAAAAATGAAAAAATTTCATACGATAATGCTCTCCAGGAGCAAGTAGAATTATTTAAAGAATATGAACCAGTAGATGATAAAGATGCTGATAAAAAAATTCAGTATTTGGAGGAGCTTCCAAATATTATTCGTCATGCAAATGATGGTCTTACAAAGTTAGGTGTAGCAGATTTTTCTGTTACTTGTGAACGACAAATATCAATACCAAATGATAGTGGAGAAGAGTTCCTTTCATACTTGTCCTTTCCTCTTCTTCCTATCGTTGGTCGTATTGATTTTGATTTTGGTTCAAAAAATGTGATCGGTGCAAATCCGACAGAGGTTTCGCTTTCCTCTGCCTTTCCACATAAAATAATTGAACTGAAAACCAAGTATTCAAAACTTGGCAAAGTAAAGAAAGATGGTTCGAGGTCTTTTAGTCGTGTTTCGCCTCCAGCTACACCTAGCTTTAATCACTTAGTACAATGTGCAGTTTATGCAGCACACTATGCTTTTAAAGTTCCTGTTTATTTATTGTATGCAACAGATGGTGGTTACACTATTTTTGATAGTGTCAATTGCAAGCATCTAACTGTTGAAGGCATGCAAAAAAATCTTCAGATCATGAATAGAACTTTCATGAGAAGAGAAAAAATCCTGGCACAATTTCAAGATCTAACAAGAGAAGAAATAATTGAAAATGCAGTTGCTATGATTGATCCAAATTTTGATCATCCTTATGCCTGGAATGGATTGCCTGAAGAATTATTAAATCAAGCTAAAGAAATGTGGAAGGTTGGATAATGCCTTACGATAATTTTTTCAAAGATTTTTATAGACAGCATAAAGCTTGTCAAAAGAGAAGAGCAGCTCTTATTCAAATTATCAAAACTGTCTCAATAGCTTTAACAATAGGAGTAATAATATGGCTAATATAGATAAGCTGGTCCAGGCTAATAACGAATTTAAGAAGTCGTTAAATGGACAAACAATATCAATACATGGCAAGGACTATGCAACAGTTGCATTAAGAGTAGCTATTGCAAGAAGAGTTCTTGGAACATCATTAGATATTGTAACTAAAATAATTCACATTGATGCAGATAAAGTGGTCATGCAAGCAGACATTTATGTTGATGGCAAGCATGTATCAACTGGTCATTCAGAAGAGAATAGAAAAGCCTCAAGAATAAATCAAACAAGTGCATTGGAAAATAGCGAAACATCTGCTGTTGGAAGAGCTCTTGCTTTTTGTGCATTTATTTCTGATGGAATTGCATCAGCTGAAGAAGTTTCTACTGCAATAGAGCAGCAAGACAAAAAGATCCAAACTGCAATAGCTGAATTAAATGCTGTTTCACACAAAGGATCTTATCAAGAGTGGATCTCCAAAAATAAAAACTTTTTGAGTGAACTGAAATCTAAAAATCCGATCACTTATCAAGGTTTCATGGAGCAATTCACAGCAACCAAAACCAATCTGATTAACAAAGGAGTTATTTAATATGTCAGATCAATTACAAACAAAAGAAAGACCAGATCTTGGAGCTGCGTTTATTTCTACAAACAAAAAATCTCCAAGTTCTTACGACATGTCAGGCACAATAGTTGTCGATGGAGTGAAGCACAGATTTGGTGCTTATAAACAAAAAGCTTCTGGCAAAGGTAAGATGGCAGAAGGAACTGAGTTCTATACTTTTTACAGAGTGGAAAGACTTGAAGATGATGGAGCAACAGCTGCTGATACTTCATTCAATCCATCGGAGTTAGAAGCTTAATGAACCCAGACAAATTCAAATCTGTAGCTATCAACATTAAGACTTACCAAATGTTGGAACAGCTTTCACAGAAAAAGTTTGAGTTACCGATCTCAATGTCAAAGACAGTTGAGTTCTTCATCCAAAAAGCACATGAGGATTTCGTATCTAATGCAAAGAAAAAATCTCAATAAAAGATTAGAGCAATTAGAACAATCCAGACAAGAGGATTATGGATCATTCAATCGCAATATGAAAAAAATTGCAGCTGCTTGGTCCATCCTCTTGGATGAATATTTAGTTAAAGATATTCCAGGCTGGATCA